TGTTTGCAGAATCTGAAATCAACGTCAACGATGACGTACTTGGTTTAGTTGTGACTTTGGACGCAGAACAAACAAAAGCAAATGTAACAACGCTAGCAAACGCATTTGCTAAAGTTATCGCTGATGACCGCAAGGCTCTTGTACGCCAGACCACTCCGTCAACAGGCGGTGGTATCGCAAAACAAACCAATTACGGTGCTAACTTGGCTAGTAAGGCAGCACAACAAAGCACCAAGCTTTTTTAGGAGGAAATTATGAACAAACGTAAAGTAACAACATCTAAAGAGATTCTACACAATCTCGACTATGAAGCTATTTCAGTAACTTTGGATTCAAACAAAATCGGCAAGAAAGTTGTTCCAGCTGGAACAATTTTGGCAGGCAAAGATAAATCCATTTTTGAAGACCGCAAACAGAAAGTAGAAACCGTGACAAATGAAGAAGTCTCTACAAAAGAATATGTCGATGGTATTTTACTTACAGATGTCGATTTAACAAATGGCGATGCAGTCGGTTCCTGTGTTTATCGTGGGACTATCAATGCAGACAAGCTTGCTGATTCATCTGTTGCGGAAAATTATGATGATTTGGAAGAAGTACTACCACACATTGTCTTTATCAAAGGAGGTAAATAAACATGGCATTGATCCACGAAATTATCACATCGGAAAATATCAAAGGTTTTTATAACGCTAAAAACGAAAATGTTGAAAATACATTGGGAGAAAAAGCATTCCCGCCAAAACAACAACTGGGCCTTAAGTTGTCATTTATTAAAGGTGCAGCAGGAAAACCGGTTACTCTTAAAGCGGCCGCTTTTGACACTAAGGTGCCTCTACGTGACCGCATGGCTGTTGAATTGCTTGACGAAAAAATGCCATTTTTCAAGGAAGCTATGTCTGTTAAAGAGGCAGATCGTCAACAACTTAACATTTTGTCTCAAACTAAAAATAACGAACTTATCGACACCATCTTGGCATCTATCTACAATGACCAGGCTACGCTTATTGCAGGTGCTAAAGCACGCCTTGAAGCAATGCGCATGGAAGTACTATCAAAAGGTAAAATCCATATCCAGTCTAACGGCGTGATGAAAGACATCGACTATGGATTGGCCGAAGATCAAACGACCAAACCAGACGCCAAATGGGATAGCGCAGGAACAGCTACACCACTTAAAGACATTGAAAAGGCTATCGAAAAAATGGCAGAGCGTGGTTTTGTGCCAGAAGCTATCATCATGAACTCTAAGACATTTAGTTTGATTAAAAACGCAGAGAGCACCTTAGATGTCGTGAAGCCTATGGCACCAAATGGGGCAGCGGTTACTAAACGTGACCTAAACACATATCTTGAAGATGAACTACAAATCAAAGTCATCCTAAAAGATGGCATGTTTGTTGGTGATGATGGTGAATCTCGTAAATACTTCCCAGATGGTTTTGCAACATTAGTACCTAACGGCAACCTTGGCTACACTGTATTTGGCACAACTCCAGAACAGTCAGACTTGCTTGGTGGTGAAGCGACAGATGCAAATGTCTCAATTGTCGAAACTGGTATCGCAATCACAACAACCAAGACAACTGATCCAGTAAACGTCCAAACCAAGGTATCTATGATTGCCTTGCCATCATTTGAACGCTTGGAAGAAGTACATATTATTAATGGCTTGCAAGATGCATAAGGAGGTGCTTTATGGCCAAAGTTATTAAGACTTTTAGAGATAAAGTGACGACTAATGCTTATTATGTAGGCGATGATTACAAAGGAGATCGTATCGAGGAATTGACAGCCAATGGTTACTTGGCCGGAAATACTCCTAAACTGGATACTGTCGAAGAAGTTGACCTAGATAAACTCAAAAGCGATGAAATCAAGGCAAAACTTGACGAATTGGGCATTGAGCACGATTCTAAGCTTAAAAAGGCGGAATTGTTGGAGCTTTTAAAAGCTAACATTTAACGGAGGTGTTTATGGCAAATGTAAACACATTTAGCATTGTAAAAAATGTCAAGCTCGATTTAGGCATTGAGGACGACAATCAAGACCAGTTGTTGGAGATGTTGCTAAATCGTATTACAGACCACTTCAAAGCAAATTATGGCGTGTTAGAAATTGACAATGCTTTTTCTTTTGTCTTGGAAGATTGTCTGATTGCTCGTTTTAACCGTAGAGGTTCAGAGCGTGCCAAAACAGAGGAAGTGGAAGGTCATAAAACAACCTACTACGACCATTTGAATGAGTTTGAACCCTACGATGCCATGATTATGACAAAGCTTAATTTAATCAAAGACAAATCTCGTAAAGGGGGACTGTACTTTTTATGAGATATGCAGATAGAGTTACATTTGTTAAAACGACGGATGAGCAATACAATCCCGATTTAGGTGAGTATACGCACACAGAGGTCATAAGTATCACAAAACCTTGTTTTGTGATGGACATGGGCATGGAAAAGTCCGTACAGATTTTTGGAGATTATCAAAAGGATCGTAAAGTTATCTACCTAAAGCAGCCTTATACAAAAGCATTTGATTATTGCGAGTATGAGGGCAGGAGATACAAAACGCAGGCAAATAAGCTTGGCGCTATTGTTTTTTATCTGGAAGGAGATGACTCTATTGGTGGCTGATATATCTTTAAAAGTAGTTGGAACAGCTGGTTTAAAAAAGAAACTTGAGCTTATTATCAAAAAAGATGCCGTCAAGAAGATTGTCAGAGACAATGGGACGCAGCTTCAAAGGAAAATGATTAATAAAGCGGTATTTACAAAAGGCTATTCAACAGGTGCAACTAGACGTTCTATTACCATGCAAATCGGCGATGGTGGATTGAGTGTCAAGGTTAAACCAGGAACTCATTATGCCGGCTACCTTGAAAGAGGAACTCGCCTTATGAGCAAACAACCGTTTGTTTTGCCAGCTCTAAAAGAGCAAAAAGTAAAATTTAGAAAAGATTTGGAGGCGCTTGTCAAATGATTAAAACTAGAGATCAGTCTATTTTTGATGAAATGTTTAAACGCATCCAGTCTTTAGGCTTTACAGTTTACGATTATAAACCGATGACTGAAGTTCCATATCCATTTGTGGAAATGGAATCTACTGATGCGGAGTATATTCCAAATAAAGACGACATTAAAGGTTCTGTTGAACTTATGTTGTCTGTTTGGGGGATGCAGAAAAAACGAAAGCAGGTGTCTGACATGGCATCTGCTATTTTTTCGCAAGCTTTGACAGTAGAGAGTTCTGACGTTTTCCGCTGGTCATTAAATACTCGTCAATCATCTATTCAAATGTTAGATGACACAACAACTGTGACACCTCTTAAACGAGCGATTGTCACACTTAGATTTAATTTGAGATAGGAGGTAGAAATGCCAGAATCAGAAACATTATCCCCTGACATTCATACCAAAAGTCACGAAGATAGTCCAAATACTGTAAAAAAACAGGAGGAAGTAATGGAAACACAATTAGAAGCAAAACAAGGGATTCATTCAATCTTGTTATTTCGTTTGTTGAAAGAAGCATCTAGTGAGGCAGCAACTAAACTTGCTTTTCAGACAGAACATGAAGTAGGTAAAAGCCGTGACGTAGATGGACAAAAAACTAAAGATGGTATTATCCAGTCCGTGGGGGCTTTGGAGTACGACTTTAAAGCAACATCTATTTTAGCTAAAGGTGACGTACTAGCAGCTAAACTAGAAAAAGCCATGGAGAATGGTGAGCTTGTAGAAATTTGGGATATTGATTTAGAAGAAACAAGCAAAAACGGCGACAGCGACAATAAGCTTGCAAACGTTTGGGGTATTGATAAAAATGGAACAAACAGAGGAAACGGTAAATACCTAGCGACTTATTACCAAGGGTACATCTCAAGCTTCAGTGCTAAGAAAAATGCTGAGGAAAATATTGAAATTGAAATGGAATTTGCCATCAACGGTGTTGGCCAAAAAGGATTCGCTACATTAACAGATGCCCAAAAAGCAGCTGTACAGTACGCATTTAAAGATACAACGAAAGGTTAATCAACAAGGCCAGTTAATTACTGGTCTTTTATTTTTAAGTTTTTAAAGGAGAAAGAATAATGCAATTGGAAATTAAAGGTAAAACTCATAACGTAAAATTTGGTACACGATTTGTTGCCGAGATGGACAAAAATCATATAGCAGAACGTCAGGGATTTAAATTTGGAGCTGGTCTACAATCTAGCGTTCCGTTTTTAATCGACCACAGCGTTGTTACTCTTGCGGAAGTAATTTATACAGGTACAATCACCGAACCACCACGTCCTAGTTTGAATGATATTTACGACTATATTGACGAAGTTGAAGATATTGAAAAGCTTTTTGATGATGTTTTAGACGAACTACGTCAATCAAACGCATCAAAGTTGTTTATGGCTCAGGTGGAAAAAGACCTGGCGGAAGCCAAAGCGTAACAAATATAAAAAAGAGTTATTCTTCTCAAGAAAGCTTTGAGATGATTGTGCTTAATTGCATTAGATACCTTGGCATGACTGACATCAATGAAATCGGGCGATTAACTTTGTATGAATATG